CTTAGCACCAATAACAAAATTGATGTAACCCCTTCCTCGGACCGAGGAAAACGTAATCAGCCACTGTCATACTTTGACCAATGGGCTGAGAATTCGGAAGCTCTGCTCGAGCGCCGAAGCGAAATCAACTTCAAGGATTTTGAAGATGATTGTGTAATTGTCTCGACCGACTTGACCGAGGCTACTTACTCCTTTAGTCATGCTCTGCTCGAGCTAGACTACGAACTTCTTGACAAAGTCATGTCGAAGTTTCCACCGTGGCAAGTTTTTAACAAATTGTTTAAAATTAACCAACGGGCCATCGATCTCTCACAACTCGTGAGAGAAGGCTACACGACAGAAGAGTCCCTGACGTCCCAATCCGGTGCGTTCATGGGAGATCCATTGTCGTTCATCCATCTGACCTTAGTTATGGTCAGTTTAGTGGAGCAAGCTTCCGTCTTAGCAAGCGGAAATTCTCCATCCAAAGAGGTTTATCGACAACTCGTCGTAAAGCGACCCTTTGGTCAATCAGTAGGAGACGACTTGGTCTTACTGAAGGTAAAGCGAGAGTTTGCCACAATCCTGACTGGATTGATGGACGACATCGGCCTAGAGCGTTCGAAGATTGATTCAATCTCGATCGACAGTGGCACCTTCTGTGAAAATTACTTCTGGCGACTAGCCAAAGGTCAAGACGACGGTACCTATGATAAGAACTCCAAATTCGGAGATCTTATTTTCCTTGATGCTATCAAGGGATCTCTTTTGACCGGACAGGCAAAAGTTAAGACGGATGGCAGCTCGCCATACATCGGCCATGCAAAAATGCTTAATAAGCAGATTGAATGGATTCCACGCGACTTGCAGTGGAGAGCTTCCCGGAGCAAACTAATACTCTGGTCAAGGAACTACCGTGAATCTCACGGAATGTCCGAAGCTTTGCCTCAATTACCAACAGTAATGGGAGGACTTGGTCTTGCGATTGGCAGGACCCCAACCTTGGATGACCCAAGGCTGTCTGAAAGGTACTTTCCGTACCTTTATAGGCTGCTTGACGGTAACATCTCACAGGCACAGTCTCTCGAGGTTTTAGCCACGCTAGACAGCATTTGGAGACCCTCGAACAAGGGCTTCAATTGGGACTCACTCGAAATTGATGTGATGTCCATTACCGAACGGCTACAGATCGTATCCGAATCGGAAGCTTTCTCGAACTTGCCGGACTGGCTGATCGATAAGCATCCCTTAAGAAAACTTGATTGGGTTTCCAAAAATAAGGGTTTAATTTCATTAATGCAGCTCGCAAATGAATTATTAAGAAGACACAACTTCTTAAAATGGTGGAAAGGAGAAATTCCCCCTCCATCTTTACTGCGCTTTAACTCAAAAGCAGCAGGAGACAAGCATCGCCAAGTTTGGGAAAAACTTCGCAAAGAGCTTGAACCATCGGGAAGACCTTTTTGGGTCACCGATGTCAAGAAACTGACAAAAGCACTCGAACAGATTACTTTTGGAAACTTCTTTTACCGTGAGGACCCCGCTATTCGCGACGCCTTCGACGGTATGCCTAGCCTCTTCTTCATGTTTTGAAGGAGGCTAAGAAGTGTTGTCATATAAACTAATATAATTAACACTAACACCCAGATCGGGTGCTGACTGAAAACAGATCGTATTCAGTATTGCTCATACTCGCACAGGTATAGCTAAAAGGCAACGACTCCCGTAAGAATCGAGGGAACCTCGGTTTGGAGGTTGTCGACCATA